GGAGCAGGTGGGAGCCATTTACAGGAAGCCGAATGGATTCGACCGGAGGCACACGTATTGCCTTGGTACAATTCCGGACCATGCATGGAACGAATCTGAACCATCGATGATGCAAAACCGAACCATCCATGATGCAAATGTGGACCGTGTACATATAGAAACAAATACTCTTAAGAGAACAAGAGAGAACACGCGCGAGGAATTGGAATACCAGAGACCGACCGAGGAGGAGGTGATCGAGTACATGGAGGACCGGGGAGCGCATGAACTGGCAGCTACATTGGGCCCGTCCTTTTGGAACTACTACGAGGCGAACGGCTGGATGGTCAACGGGACCCCGATCGCGAAGTGGAAGCCGAAAGCGAACCAATGGATCAACACAGAACGCAACAAGCAGAGCAATGAGCGAAGAAAAGGATTTAACCCCGCCGGATTCACTCCGGATGGTCTCAAGGACTTCATCGATAACGGCTAGTAGTCTATCCCTACTCAAGGGAGAAAGTCGAAATTTGACCCCTGCAAATGCGTGGGAGGACGGTACAAACATCCGCACGGCGCTACGCCTCCACCCGCAAGCGACGCGGGCGTGGTTTCTTGCCGAGCTCGGGAAGCTCATTAAGTTCATCGATGCCACCAAGACCATCCAGGACGACGACGAGATGAAGGAGACCGCGCGCGCCCTCATGGAAGAATTTCCAGCCTTCAAGCTCGAAGAGTTCGCGCTCGTCTTTGAGGGCATCAAGAGAAATAAGTTCGGCCCCATGTACGGGCGGCTCAAGCTGGGCGAGCTCATGGAGTGCTGCCGGAAGTGGGAAGAGATGCGGGCCGAGAGGATCTTGGAGCGTAAGCATCGTCCGGAACATGACCCCTACCAGAGAGGATACAACCGCGAACAACCCCGGAAGGCTATCTTGTTGACCGTCGAGGACCTCATCGAGCTCGGCGAAATCAAACCCCGCGAATGACGCCCGGCATACTCCTCGCAATCGCTATCCTGACCTTCGCGCAAATCGGCGCGGAGTATTACCAAGAGCACCAGGTGCGCCTCTTCAACCTCGTTGTGTTTCTACTCGCATGCCTAGGCCTGTTCGTATGACCCGAAAGAAACTCATCGCCCGCCTCGATCGGGTCTTCTCCCAATGGGTACGGAGCAAGGACGCAGACCATCGGGGCTTCGTGCAGTGCTTTACGTGCGGGGTCTTTAAGCACTGGAAGACAGTCGACGCCGGACATTTTCAATCCCGTGCGAAGTTCTCTACTCGGTTCGATGAAAGGAACGTAAAACCCCAATGCAAGACCTGCAACGGATTCCGATCCGGGGAGCAGTGGAAATTCGCCCGCCACCTGGACAGGGTATACGGGGAAGGGACGGCGCTAGAAATCGAGGCCTTGAGCAACACGACAAAGAAATTCAGCGTCGAAGAATTGGAGGCTCTAATCGACGTCTACAACCGGCGCCTCCGGAAGCTATGAAGACAGTCACCTCCGTATCGGGCGGGCAATCGTCCGCATATATCGCCGCAAACTATCCAAGCGACTTTTTGGTCTTTGCGTTGGTGTGCATTGAGGATAGGAACTGCACCCCAAACGATGCCAAGCTCGTCCAGGAGGTCAGCGATCGCATCGGCCGGGAGTTCATCGCCACCGCCGAAGACGACATCATTCTACACACGATGCTCGACCTCGAGCAGTACCTCGGCCACCGCATCGATTGGGTAGCCGGGGAGACGTTCGACCGCGTCATGCAAACAAAAGGAGGGTACCTGCCTAATAAGATAAGTAGGTTCTGCACGGTCGAGATGAAACTGCGGCCCATGTTCCATTGGTGGAAGGAGACCATTGGCGAACCCGTGAATATGCAGATGGGTTTTCGTGCGGGAGAAGAAAGCCGAGCCAAGCGGATGTTAGATCGGTGCAACCAAGATGGGCTGCTCGAATTCAAACACGTCGTTGGCAAGCACTCGAACGGAAATAACAAGTGGGCTGAAGCCGCGTGGCAAAAACCTGTCTTTCCGATGATTGACGACGGCATCCATCGCGACGCGGTGGTAGAATTTTGGAAAGGCAAACCTGTGCGCTTTGCAGAGCGCAACAATTGCGTCGGGTGCTTTCATCGCAACCCGCTGCTGCTGCGTCAAATGTTCGACAAGCACCCGGAAAAAATGGAGTGGTTTGCTGCCCAGGAGAGGCTAGAGAAGAAAGGCCAATGGCGCAGCGACATCAGCTACGACAAAATCAAAAAACACAAGTTGCAGCATCAGATGTCGTTCGACGACTTCTCGCAATGCGATTCAGGACACTGCGGATTATGACCCTCGACGGATACCTCGCCCGGAATTACGACGACCTGCTACAAGCGGCCTACCGCATCGCAGGGGGCGACGGTCCGGACCTGCTCCACGAGGTCATCCTCCAGCTATACCAAACCAAACAGGAAACGATAGACGGCCTCCTCGAGCGGGACCAAATGAAATACTGGGTGCTTCGGGTCATGGTCAACAACTACAACTCCAAGACGTCCCGATACCATTACAAGTGGAGGAAGGATATCGAGCGCCGCCGCAAGTTTGCCCACCATATCGTCGATTGGTGGGACGGCGATGGGGTAGCAGCACACCGCGACGAGCTGCTTACCCATATCGAAGAACGCCTTGCCGACCTCCCTTGGTTCGATGCGGAGGTCTTTGCTATATATTTTGAAGACGGGCACACCCTCGATTCTTTTGCGGAGTCGACGGGCATCTCCCGACATACTCTTTACACTACGATACGACGTGTCAGAAAACAGCTCCAAGGGACTCGGCGACAGGATCGCCAGCTTCACGAAGGCGACGGGGATCGATAAGCTCGTCCACGCCGTAGCGGAGGACTGCGGGTGCGAGGAGCGCCGCGCCAAGCTGAACGCCATCTTCCCTGGTCGGAACGTGGAGATGTCCGAGAGGGACGTAAAGGCTTACGAAGCTCTGCTCCCAGCCATAGAGCGCGGGAAGTTGAACCGCCACCAGTCCCGCGATATGTACGGCATCTTCAACCGCACCTTCAACGCCAACGAGAGGCCATGCAACTGCACCGGGAAAAACCGGAGCATGGTCGAGAAACTACAACGAGCCTATGCCTATACGTGTAAACCTTAAGACCTGGAGCAACTACCCCGATGCGGTATCCAACAACGCGAAGAAGGGGATCGAGCTGAATGAGAAGGTCGGCAATAAATGCGCCACGCAGGTCGGTAAAACTAGGGCTGCCACTTTAGCCGCAAAGCGTCCGGTCTCCTTCGATACCGTCCAGCGGATGTACTCATATCTCGCCCGCGCGGAGGAGTATTACGACGAATCAGATAGGGAAGCGTGCGGGACTATTTCGTATCTTTTGTGGGGCGGCCTAGCCGGTAAGCGGTGGGCCGAGAAGATCATGCGGGAGGAGGGCAAACTATAAACACATGACAAAGAGAGAAATCCTATTTACCAAGATCCACGAGAGGGACGGGAAGCGATACAAGGCCACGACGTGGAACTGTACCCCACCCGGCCACGAGGACGCCTACGAATTGAGTCGGACAGAGTGGGAACTTCTGCCAGTGGTAACGAACCAAATGGAGCTATTTTGAAAGCTGTGCTTGTGTATCTGATAACAGTACATGTATATTTGATGCATGCAAAAATTCAAACACATAGGATACAAGATGGACTACTTCGTCGAAGACAGGTACATCGGGACGTTAGATTGCGAATGGCAACAGGGTTTGCCGATGGGCAATGACAGTCGAACATATCAGGTTGCACAGCGTAGTTTCCAGGTCGGAAAGCGACGCATTGCGAAAGGCACAACGTATTGGACTATCGTGAATGAGATGTGCGGCAAGTACATGGGACAGACTATCCAGGAGATCAAGAAGGACATCCACAATACAATTCAGCCATCATGAGCGAGCGATACAACGGATGGGCCAACTACGAAACTTGGCGCGTCAACTTGGAATATTTTGACGGTGATGACTTTGAGCGTTTCGAAGATTACGTGCAGGAGCTGTATGAAGAATATGAGCCGCCATGTTGGGCACCGCTTGAGACGCCGCAAGAAGACCGAGACAGACACGCCCGCATAGAGCTGGGCCGAATGCTTATGGATGAGGTCGAGGAGTGGATCAGCTCGCAAATGCCCGAAGAAGGATGTGCAGCAATTGCCTGTGGTTGGCTACTAGCTTTCGTTGCGGATGTGCGGTGGACAGAAATCGCAGGGCATGCTATTGATGCAATCAAGGAACGCATCGAAATACCCGAGCTGATTGAAGCGTAAAGACTACGCCTACCGCGTGACCTTCTATGGATACATGGGAGTACTTGCGATGCTGCTATATTTAGCCTTGAATGGCTGACATCTACAAGGCGATATTCACCTGTCCGAAATACGAGGAGAGAGAGGTGTGGTACGTATCCAGCAGGAAACACGCAGAGCTAATGCTACGCCGACACATATCCACGCCAAGGACCAAAAAAAAGGCCGTCAAGTACGAAGAGGCAGAATATAGCATGACCGTAGAACCCGTATTCACCAGCGATGGGGACGCAGGCTATGATCCGCGGGTTTTTTAGAAACGATTAATTTGCACGCATGGCACATGAACGAGTATCCATTGAGCAGGTCCAGCTTAACCCAAACAATCCCCGCAGTATCAACCGAGTGAAATTTCGCAAGCTCAAGCAGAGCATAGAGGAGTTCCCGGAAATGTTGGACAAGCGGCCCCTGGTCGTCGATGAAAACATGATTCTCCTAGGAGGAAACATGCGATACCGGGCATTAATAGAGCTAGGATTTACTGAAGTACCCATACAACGTGCTACGGATTGGACGGAGGAGCAGAAGCAGGCCTTCATCATTAAGGACAACGTTAGTTTCGGCGATTGGGACATGGATGAGCTGGGCAACAATTGGGACATGGAACTCTTGGATGCGTGGGGCGTCCCGTTGCCGTTTGATAAAGATGATATCGAGGAGCTCAAGAATCCGAACAATGATGGCAGCGAACATCCTTTTGCGATAGAGTTGGATCGGGAAAGCAATTACGTCGTGCTCAAATTCTCGACGGACATAGATTGGATACAAGCCAAGACCTTATTTGGATTACAGACCGAGACAGCTAGACGAAGCAATGGCAAGCCGTGGAGTTCTGGCATCGGGCGGGTAGTCGATGGACCGCAAGCGATTAAAATATTGCAAGGTTCCGGCAATGCGGGTTAAATTTTATGCTCCTTCCTATCGACGCCCGCAGAAGAGCGTTACGCAAGCTACGTTTCCACAGGTCACTTTAGTTGTAGCGGAATCGGAAGCGCAAGAGTATACATCCCAGGGCAATAACATAGTTACAGTACCTAACGAGGTGCAGGGCAATGTTTCTCGCGTCCGAAATTGGATACTCGACAACCTGTTTGACGATGCCGATTGCCTGGTTCTCCTGGACGATGATTGCGGTGCTATTGGCCGATGGGAGGGCCAAAACATGATCACATTTACTGCCGATCAATTAACCGAAGCATGCGAGCATTGGGCAGAGATTTGCCGAGATTGGGGCTACCACTTTTGGGGATTGAACTGCATACCCGATAAAGGAGCGTACAGGGAGTACACGCCTTTCAGCACCTTGCAGTTTATTGGCGGACCTTTTGCTGCATACCTCTCTACCAACACTCTCCGGTATGATGAAGACCTACCGCTTAAAGAGGATTACGACATGACGCTCCAGCAGATACACGAGCACGGCGGATGTTTGCGCGTCAACTATGCGCATTATTTTGTAAAACAAGCGGAACAGGCTGGAGGATGTGCAACGTACCGAAATCTCGATCGAGAGCGGCAACAATTCTTTGCCCTGCAACGCAAGTGGGGCAAGGACGTCATACAACGAGACAAGGCCAGCAAGCGCAGTTTTGATTTCAACCCAAAAATGCGAGTGCCTTTAAAGGGCGTATAACTGTACAAAATGGACAGCAAAAAAAAGGATATGCTCGATGCGTTGCAGCTCACTTTAAGCGTGGTCAGCACTGCCTGTGAGCGTGTGGGAATCGCGAGGCAGACGCATTACAATTGGCTCAAATCCGATCCGGAATATCGAGAGCAGTGCGAAGCGTTGGAGGAGAGGACAGTCGACTTTGCAGAATCGCACTTGCACAAGCTAATCCGGGATGGCAACCCCGCGGCTACAATTTTCTTTCTCAAGACCAAGGGCAAGAATCGGGGGTATATCGAGCGCCAAGAGATAGCCGTGGCCGAGAAGAAGCCGCTCTCGTGGTTTACCGATGACAACGCGGACGTGAGTTGAGGCAGCCCGCCACCTACTACCACGTCAAGGGGTGCGCCTCCCGCATCCAAGTACACCAGGGCGGAACCCGTAGCGGGAAGACGTACTCGATACTCCAGAGCCTCGTAGAACTCTGCTACGAGAATGAGAATGCCGGGGCGGTCATCACCATCGCCCGGAAGACATTCCCCGCCCTGAGGGCGACGGCCATGCGGGACTTCTTCTCCATCCTAGAAAAGGAGGACGCATACAACGTAGACCAGCACAACAAGAGCGAGGCGACGTACATCCTATGGGGCAACCTCGTCGAGTTCATCAGCGTAGACCAGCCCCAAAAGGTCAGGGGCCGGAAGCGTCAAATCCTGTTCGTGAATGAGGCCAACGAGCTCTCGCTCGAAGACTGGAGGCAGCTCCTACTCCGGACCACGGGGAAGGTCATCATCGACTACAACCCCTCCGACGAGTACCACTGGATAATGACCGAGGTGATTCCGCGCTCGGACGCCTCTTTCTTCAAGACCACATACAAGGACAACCCCTACCTCGACAAGGCGACCATCGCAGAGATAGAACGCCTGAAGGATGCCGACCCCAATTATTGGCGCATCTACGGCCTCGGAGAGCGGGGAGTTAATCAGGCCGCCGTCTTCCATTGGGAGGTAGGAGAGATAGCCGGCAAGAGGATAGGGACAGGCCTTGACTTCGGATTCACCAACGACCCAACAGCCGTCATCGACGTATACCAGGACGGGCACACGCTGATACTTCACGAGCGGTTGTACTCCACCGGACTCACGAACCCGGACATCGCCGAGGAGTTGGATAAGCTCGAGGTCCAAACCATCATAGCAGACTCCGCCGAACCCAAGAGTATCGAGGAGCTCTTCCGATTGGGGCACAACGTGAAGCCAGCAAGGAAGGGACCGGACTCGGTACGGCAAGGGATCGACATAATGCGCCGGCACAAGCTGCTCGTTACCGCGGAGAGCACGAACCTACAGAAGGAACTCCGGGCGTACCGATGGGAGCAGGACAAGAACGGTC